GTTTTTGATTAAAGATAAATCTATTATAACAGATAGTTTACTAATTGTCAACCCCTAATTTAAACAGCTCAAGACAACCATATCGCAGAATGATGTGCCAGAGATCTCCCAGGCAGGATCCCAACTATGTGTGTTTTATATAAAATTTTTTCGCTTCAGCTCCTGGGATGCTGGTAATGCAAACCCGACTACCGACTTCAGTCGCCCAATAAAGAGAAACCCCTAGCCGAGACTAAGGGTTTCAATTTGGGACATTATGACCAAGAATAGCAAAAGCTATTATTGACCAACAAATATTAGCAAAGTTCTACTATTTGTCAAGTTTTTTCATTATATTCTCCTGAATGGTTATTTAATTTTCACTAAGGCACTCCTTAGCTTACCTATTATTATACTATTAGTAATCAGCAAGTCAACTCCAAATATGTGCCACAGCATCAACTGGCCACAGCTCCTACTTGTGTATATATAAAAACTCCAGCCAAATCCAGAGAAATTCGGCCCCTGGGGGAAGCTCCGACTCCGACAGTAGTGAGAAAACCCTTATATATAAAGGTTTCAAGAGAGCATTGATGTCTGCATCACGCAGGATCCAGATCATTTCGGGATATGTGTGTATATATATGGTTGCACCAAACCCTATATAGAATAGGAGTTGTAGCCCGACACCCGACACCGACAACCATACCAATCTCCCCCTGGGGATCTCAGCGTGTGCTTGTGTTTAGATAATAAAAAAAGGGAGTGCTTTTACACACCCCCCTTTATAAGTTCCGACTCCGACTGTTAGCTGTCAAATATATAATCTAACACTAAGATACCAAGAACAAGCAAACAACCTAACTCCATTGGTCAGTCCAAGCTTTGAAGATTTTCGCTGCTTCTTGTCTATCTAAGTCAAAACTTTCTCTGAGCATTTTTGGAGCTGCAAACATATTCACACCACCAAACTCACGCATATCGTCTAAGAACTCAAAATACTCTTGATTAGAAGGACTACTCATAACTGCCCCCTTTTATTTAAGTTAATAGCTTTTTGGCTTTCCATAGCGTTGTAATGCTCTGCAAAGTATTCAATTATATATTCGTAATCATATATTGGCTTTTTGTAGCTATCGCTACCCCAATAACCCTCCACTACTTGTTCTCTAGTGTTTAACCAAATAGTTGGCCCACCACCAGCAAGCAGTACCATTACATCTTCCATTTCGCCCAGGCGATTAACACAGTAATCCCAATCGTACGGCTCGTAATAGTTTTTAGCTTCAGAGTCGTAAAACTGCATTTCGCCACTTGTGCAGTCGTCAGCATATTGGTCAACCATACTTCTTAATTGAAGTTGGCAATCGTTTAGTTTTTCATTCATGTCTTTTTCTCCGTTTAATAAATGAACTTAAATAATAGCATTTGATTACTAATTGTCAACAAATAAATTTATAGGATGTATGAAGCAATCTGGCGAGATCCCAGGGCTCTAGATCCAGATGTGTTCCTTTGTGTATGTATTTTTCTTGGTATTTTTTTTGGGGGAGCTAAAGCTCCCCCGACTGCTCCCGACTTATTCTTCTTCTATAGTTTTTTCGGAGATATTCAGTTCTTTATAAAAATCAGGATAAAAACTTTCTTCTAAAACTTTTCTCACAACTTTGGCAGATAAATCGTCAGGACAATTAATTGTAAATCTAATCATATTATTTCTCCCAAGCTTTAGGATAAGGTTTTTTACAAGCGTCAAAAAATCTAAACTTGTTAAATTTAGGATTTTCTTTTTCAAAAGCAATACTTAACTCTGCCATTATTTCAGTAGGGTGTATTTTTCTTTCTGTAACAGTTTCTCCCCATTTATCTTCATATCTTACCCATTCGGTATTATCTCTAATCGCTTGAGCTATTAGTTCGTAATCTTTTTTAGTCATAATTTCTCCTTTTTTGTTTAAGTTATGAGTGCATTATGTCAGATAGTTTACTATTTGTCAACTATTTTTTTAGATTAATTTTACATAAAGTAAACAATTCTTATAACTTTTAGTTATACTATTTGTAAACCAAAAAGTTCTCCTGTACTCCAAATGTGTTCCTGCAGAAGCCAGAAAAGAGATCTCCTGGATGAGCCCTGGATGTGCTAAAATTGTGTGTAATCTTATCTAATAACCACCCGACACTTTTTAAACCGACTCCCGACATGTGAGCCGACTTATAACTTAGCTTCCAGGTTGAGAATAATTGCTTTTTTTTATAGAAAGCGACCAAGCGAGAGGGGTAATGCGATTTCCTTTTGTTATTGACACGACTAGATATTTTTTATTATTTTTTATAGATACTTATTGTAATCCTATAAATTGTGTCTATAATATACTGATAGTAAACAAATAATTAAAGGAGAATGATATGTTTAGTATAGTAGAAGTAATAAGAAAAAGGGGGCAGAACTTAGATAAATCTTATGTTGTTGTTGATAATTTAACCAAGCAGTCTGTTGAGAGTTTTAACCATAAATATCAAGCAGAAATGTTTATCACAAAACAGACTGACTACAGAGCAATAGGGGAGAAATAATAATGACTAAGAAATATATTTTTGAGCTAACTTACGAAGTAGTTGAAGAAGTAGTTATTGAAGCAGATAACTATGAGGAAGCAGAAACAAAACTACAAGACGGAGAAGGAGAAGTCCGAAGCGAAGATAAATACGAATGGGATTTTAAATGTATCAAAATGCCCGAAAATATAGAGGAGGAAGCATGAATAAAGAAGAAATGATTGAGGAGATACAATTACTTTGCAAAGCCAATAAAAATAATCCTGATTGTTCTGTTTATTGGTTAGCAAATATGATTAAAGAAATAGTAGATAGCCCAGACTTAACAGAGGAGGAAGCCAAATGAAAGCCACAAGAAAATTTTATATACGAGTAAGGGCAGATTATGTTGGCTACTACGAAATTGAAGCTAAAGATCTGAATGAAGCCGAAATCAAAGCGATGGTACAGTTAGACCACGACATGAACGACAGAGTTTATCCTGATGTAGATTGTGATGAATATGACCCAACAGAGTTTATGGAAAACTCCGATAAGTACCAAAGCATTCAATCAGATAACCAGGATTATTTTTCACAAGAGGAGGAACTATGAAAATATATCAAATTGATTATATAAATTCTTATAGAGAAGTAGAATTTGTCGGACTTACAGATAACCCTGATGAGTGGTTAAAAGAAAATAATGAACAAAGGGTTGGCGATGGAAACGAGCCAGAGAAATTAGATGACTTTGAAATTTTTGAAGTAGATACATGGATATATAACCAAGAAAAAAAAGAAAGGATTATTGAAGAAATAATAAGTTGTGCTTTATGCGATATTAATGACATCAAAAATGCTTTAGGAGATGGAATAAAGGATATGCCAAAAGATAGTGATGGAACAGAAATCACTATTGGAAATTGCATTGATGATGTTATAAAAAATTTAGAGGATTTACGAGATATAAATTATAAGGAGGAGAAATAATGAGTATTGTAGAAACGATAGTTGAAGGTAAATGTAGAATTAGATTTACAAACACTATGGACTCTTATTTGCTTGAACATGTTTTTGATAGCGAAGAAGAAGCTTGGGAGTACATAAAAAATTCTGATGAGTGTTTTGCTTATGATAGTAGTTGTTTTGAAGTGGAGTAAGCATGAGTATAGAGCTAACACACAAAAGAAAAAGTAAGGAACTAGAAACAGCTTTAGCAGTTGTTAAATGTCTAATTGGAGTTGCTAACAATCAAATTAAATCAGAGCCAAAAGAAGAAAGTTGGCAAGAAGAATTAGATAACTTATTAGAAGTAGAATTTTTAATAGAATGTTCAGAAGATTTTTATTACAAAGATTAATGCAGAACTTGAAACTAAAACAATTACAAAACGCTATTGGGTATCTAAGAACGATACAAGAGGATCTAAACCCAAGAAAAGCAAAGTTAGGCAATAAACCGATAGTATGGATTTCGGTTGATAACCAAGAAGATTTCACTTTACTTAATCAAGCTTTAAAAAGCATGAGGAATGTAAAATGGATAGGCATAATACTAGAAACAGAGGAGGCAGTATGAAACCATATATGTTCATTACACACAATGAGGGTGCTGACGATAGGAACTTCTTAGGAAGCTCTAAAATAGGCGAACTTAAAACATCTTACCAAAGCTTAGTTGATGCTCTTGGAGAGCCAATTAAGGTTGATTTAGGTATGTCTGACGGCAAGACAGACGTTGAATGGGAGTTGGAGTTTCAAGATGGAACTTTTCTTCACATTTATAATTGGAAGAATGGTAAGAACTATCTTGGCGATGAAGGTTGGGAGATACCTGAAATTTGCGAATGGAGTGTTGGAGGACACAACAAAAAAGACTTGCAGAAGTTAGAAATGATTTTTCAAGTTGAAAAAATAAAAGCTTTAATTACTTGATTGAAGCAATTCCAGGGATTTTTATTATTGTTTTAATCCTTATACTGCATAAAGTATTTGACGATGAATAGACAAATCATGTAAATAGCAGTTAAAATGTAAAACGAAGTAGAGTGATACTTGTCTTTTTCTCCCCTTTTATTGCTCTACTTCACTTTTAGAACTTTCCACAACATCATTTTCTAAAGCATTATCGCTAATGACTTGTGCTTCTATAGCTTGACCGAGCAAACTTTCCAAACGATTTTCTACTTCTTCTCTACTCATTTGATCTATTTTTCCAAACATTACTTCCTTTCTATCAACAATCAGGCCACCTACCCTTAATAAGCTATTCTGAGCTGAGATTGCTGCGTTAAATGAGCCAGCTTCCAAAGCTTTATCCCGAATATCATACAAATCTTGAACTGCTCTATCATAATTCAGCTCATACTTTTTCTTCACTTCATTCATCAGATAGTTGTATTCGGATCTAATCAAAGGGTTGCTCATAAGTTTGTTTGCAGCTTGTCGTGGGTCTTTGTAGCCAGCTTTCGCAGCCGACTCAATCAAAGATAGTCTAGGATTATTTACAGCAGTCCAAATGAATATTCTTTGTCTGCGATTAAGTTTCTTATCCAGGTTGCAAGTTTCGATTGGGGGAGTATCTTTTTCAGCAAGTAGATTGCCTTCGTAATTTATATCATGTTTCTTTTGATGATCTGCCATGATGTTTTAGCGTATTCTAATACGACCTCCTCCCACCATTCTCCCAATAGTGTGTAGCAAGGGTACACTCCCGACTATTATATTGTCAAGAACTTTAGAGTATTAAAGGGTATTTTCTTCTATTTCTTATGACAAAAATGAAAAAAATAAAATAATGATGAAAGCCTTATAAATAAAGGGTTTGCGGTGTCATAAATCCCATGACAAAAACCCGACAATATTAATTTTCAGGATCTAACTCAAAATCAGCAGTAAAATATATACCTTCTTCGCCTATGTAATCTTCAGGTAAATGTGCGTCTAATGTTTCATTAACCAGGCGTACTGTTTCTTGTTCCGACTGTGTAATCTGCATTATCTTTTGCAAAGCATAAGAAAGCATACAAAGGCTAGTCATTAGTTCCGACTCTCCTCTTACACAATGATTATTGACAATACTATCGCATTTTAAAACCAACTCTTGAGAAGTAGGTCGGCCCAATCTTTCTGTGAAATCAATAACTTTATAAGCCATATCTGATTATATACATACTTGAAAGAAAGGGGAAAGGGCGGAGAGATTTCTAGCTAGGCTCTCTCCGAAGCCTTAGCCGTTAAATTGGGAGAATGACATGAACGGCACTAGAACTAAGAGGAGCAACTTAAAAAATCTCCCCTTAATTACAATTAGTGGACATGATATACTAATTGTGTGTATAATGCAATCAGAGGTAAGAGTTTATGGAAGAAGAAAACGATTTAACACATGAATTAGCTATGGCTGAGTTTGACTTAGCAAGAACTAAACAATGGATTAAAGAAATAAAACAAAAAATACAAGAGGAGGAGCAACATGCAAAGTCTGCCTGAAATACTAGAACCACATAAAAATTATATTTTGAATGAAGCATATTATTTTCCAGAGCTGACCAACAGCTTTTATCACAACAGCCCAGGAGTAAGTTCATCAACCATAAGAAAGTTTATGGATAGCCAAGTACATGCTTTATATCAAGAGATAGAGGACTCTCCAGCTCTAAGGTTTGGGACAGCAGCTCATGCCCTTATAGTTGAAGGTCAAGAGGCTTTTGATAAAGATATAGCAGTTATTGTCGGCTCTCCCTACACTAATGCCAACAAGTCTTTGAAAGCAGACTATGAGCAAAGGGGCTATACCGTTATTAACAACCAACAGAAAAACGATATTTTCGCTATGCAAGAGGCACTCATTCCTGAAGCAAATAAGTATCTCAATCCGAATGAGAATGACTTTCCTTCTGTATTTGAAAGCCCATACGAGTCATCATTCTATTGGTACGAAGGAGAAACACTTTGTAAGTTGAGATCTGATGTAATTAGACATCCGTTAGCCCAACCTTATTCTGAAAAGAGCATAATTATTGTTGATTACAAAACTACAATGGATTGTTCGCCTAAAGGATTTCTAAGCTCTGTTCGTAAGTACGGCTATGATTTACAAGCGTCTTGGTACAAAAGAGGGTATGAAAAAGCGGGATTCAAGGTAGAAGGTTTTTACTTTGTCGCACAAGAAAAAAAGAAACCTTATGCTAGTAAAATCTTCAAAATGTCTGAAAAAGACTTAGTAGCTGGGTGGATAGCGTTAGAAGGCACTTTAGGGCTATATAGAGACGTTATGAAGGGCGAAGAGCCTATGATACATAATTCTCCTAATCTTGTAGAAATTAAGCTCAGAGAGGATAACGACAGAGAGATTTAATGAGAGAAGATAAGTGGGCTATAGCTTTGGGGATTTGCATCTTGATAGGGCTACTGATTATGTCTTGGAATATAGCAGTTGGTATTGTTAGTTTATGAAACTTACTGCAAAAGATTACATAATACTTTTCTTAGCAGGATCTTTAATATTTTTGTTAGCAAATATAGATGTTTGGATTGTGTTTGGAGAAGTGTATGGCTAAAACAAAAATAAAACATGCTGGGAAATTGTCTGAAAATACTTTAGAAAGATTACAAAAGCATATTAAAACAAGGAGAAAAAATGAAAACATTAGAACTGTTTGCGGGGTCAAGGAGCTTTAGTAAAGTAGCAAAGGATTTAGGACATGAAACTTATACATTAGACATACACCCATTTGAAGAAGTCGATTTAGTTTGTAATATTTTTGACTTTAATATTAGCACTTATGTTTTAGAGAATGGCTTTCCAGATATAATTTGGGCTAGTCCCCCATGCACTTTCTTTTCCGTAGCTTCAATAGGCAAACATTGGAATAAAGACCACACTCCAAAAACAGAAGAGGCTAGGCTAGGTATGGAAATAGTCAAGAAAACAAATTCAATTATAAGCACTTTAAAGCCTAAGTATTATTTTATAGAAAACCCTAGAGGCAAATTAAGAAAGTTAGATGTAATCAAAGAACACCCATACCAAAAAACTATTACTTACTGCTCTTATGGAGATAAAAGAATGAAGCCTACGGATATATGGACTAATTTTGATTTTACTGCAAGACCCATGTGTTTTAACGGCAACAAAAATTGCCACCATGAACCAGCTCCAAGAGGATCTAAAACTGGCACTCAAGGATTAAAAGGAGCTTATGAAAGAGGTATTATTCCTCCTAATTTGTTCCTGGATTTATTTTCAGAAATTACTACAATAGAGGAAAAACAAGATGATTAGTTATTATAAAGTTGAAGGAGAAGTGATATTGGGATTTGATTATAAAGATGATTGTATCTATAGAATGTATATCGCAGACCCTATAGCAAGGTCAAAACACATACTCAATATTGAAGATGAGCTTAGAAGTTAGACATGATTATCAAGCTGAAGTTCAGCAAGGAGATAAATTAAAAATTATACAAGCATCTGATTGTCTTTCTTTTGAACATGCTTTTAAAAAAGTTAAAGCTTTATCTCCTGAATGTACAATAAAAAAAATAACAAATAAAACAACAAAATCTTTTACTATTTTTTATACGAGGACTAATGGGGATTAGAGTATTAAGTTTATTTGACGGCATGAGTTGCGGACAATTAGCTTTGCAAAAACTTGGTATTGAAGTTGATACTTATTATGCGAGTGAAATAGATAAGTATGCAATTCAAGTAGCTAAGGAAAACTTTCCTAAAACAATACATGTTGGAGATGTTTGCCAATTAAAATCTGAGGACTACAAAGATATAGATTTAATTCTAGCTGGCAGTCCGTGTCAGGGATTTAGTTTTGCAGGTAAGCAGTTAGCTTTTGATGATCCTCGTTCAGCTTTGTTTTTTGAATTTATAAGATTGCTAAAAGAAATAAAACCAAAATATTTTTTGTTAGAAAATGTCAGAATGAAACAACAATTTCAAGATGTTATTACTGACCAAGTTTCTGAGTGTTATCCTGATTATCAAGGGGATGATTTATTTGGTAGTAAAATAAAACCTATTCTCATAAATTCAGCTTTATTGAGTGCTCAAAATAGATTGAGGTTGTATTGGACAAATATACCTAATATTGAACAGCCAAAGGACAAAGCAATAGTTTTAAAAGATATTTTAATTGCGGAAGAAGAATGGCAAGAAGAAGTTCCACAATATCTTAAAAATCATTTTCATGGGGAACCAAGAGCTAATCAAGTTAGGCATATTGATGTTGGTAAATCTAAAACTTTGACTGCCACAATGTATAAAGGACAAATACAAAGTTGGATAAAAAAAGATTTTATTTCTCCAAAAGAAACTAAACCTAAACAAGTTGGATTAGCTATTGAAAAAGTAAAAGTAAGAAAATATGAGGTAGATATACCTAAGCTACAAGAATGTATTTTAAATCAATTTGCTAAGTGTAATAAAACTAAAAAAGAAATAGCAAAAGATTTAAATGATAGCTACTCAACCGTTGAACATTATTTTAGAAAAAAAGGTAGCGATTTTTTTTCTATACCTTCAGAAGAACATTGGCCCAAGTTAAAAGAAATACTTAATATTACAACGAATGAATTTGATAAATCTATTATGGAATTTGAAATTAGAGATGGTGTCTATGAAAGCACTCAAAGAGTTTATAGCCAAGAAGGAAAATCTCCAACATTAACATCTGCTCATGCGGAAAAGCTTGTGGAAACCAAACCTATACAAGTAGGTATCGCTTCAGATATAAATGGACATGATGTTTTGAAAAGAGTGTACTCGCCAGAAGGCAAGTCGCCCACACTAAATACTATGCAAGGGGGAAATAGAGAACCTAAAGTCGTATCTGGAGCTTGGAGGGCTAGATCTATCGATGCAAATGGAAAAAGAGTTGTATGGAAAGACTCTAAGCCTAAACAAATGTTAGAGCTTAGAAAAGATAATAAGAGTAATGCTTTAAGTTCAGTAGAAAAAGATAATGTAGCTGTAAGTGAAAAAAATCTATCTTGGAGAAAACTTCTGCCTTTAGAGTGCGAACGATTACAAACAGTTCCAGACAATTACACAAGCTGCGTTTCTAAGACGCAGAGATTTAAAATGTTAGGCAACGGCTGGACTATTGATGTAATTGCACACATATTAAAAAATATGGATTTATGAAAATTACAAGAAGAAAAAAGAAAAATAAAAAAGCCGAAGAAGAATATAATCAAGCACTTTGGAATAATTTGAAAGAACAGCATGAAAAATCTGAAGTAGTGGAAACTGTAAATGAAGCCGTTAATATTTTGGAAAATTTTATCAACGAAGTTGCAGATGATTGGACAGATAATGGCAATCAAGAAAGATTAGAAAAGGCAGAAAAAAAATTAACAAAAGTATCAGTTGCTTTTGAAATCATTAAATTAAACATAAAATAATTATGCAAAAAACAAAAAACTTTCAACAACATAATTCTGTTTGTGGTTCTAGGGGAAAAAAAACTAGCCAAGGCATACATAAAAATACAATGACTAGCACAATGAATAAACACAAAAGGAGACAACAAAAATTAAGATACAGAGGTCAAGGGAGGTAATTATGATTTCTTTTCCAGATAAAAAATACAACATCATTTATGCAGATCCAGCTTGGTCTTACAATGATAAAAGAGATAAACATAAAAGACTTTGTGGCGGAGCTACTGTGCATTATGAAACGATGCCTATGCAAGATATTTATAATCTTCCAGTAGAAAGTATTGCAGATGAAAATTGTTATTTATTTTTATGGGTAACTTTTCCTTTGTTAAATGAAGCAATCAAAACATTTGAGAATTGGGGATTTACTTACAAAACAATAGGATTTAATTGGGTAAAGACTAATAAGAAAAACGGTAAGCCTTTTTTCGGTATAGGGTATTACACGAAATCAAATGCTGAGTTGTGCTTAATGGGTATCAGAGGCAAGGTAAAACCTGTGAGCAATAAGGTATCAAGTATAGTAATGTCACAAAGAGAACAACATTCCAAAAAGCCTGACTGTGTACGAGAAAAAATAGTTGAGCTTTGTGGAGATTTACCAAGAATAGAGTTATTTGCTAGAGAAAAAACTCCAGGTTGGGATGTATGGGGTAACGAGGTTTAATATGACAGAAATAAATAAAGATATTTATATAGAAACTTTAGAAAAAAAAGTTGATGAATTATCAAAAAAAAATAAAAAATTAGAGTCTTACTTTTGTCAAATAGTGCCTCGTTACGAAGAAATTAAACAATCTTTTTCAGATTTAGTTTGGACTATGGATATGCAGCCAGAAAGAGCAGAGTTTCCTGCTATTATTAGAAAGTTATTAGATGATTCTGTTGGGGTGTTGGTGAAGGGAGAGCATATACAAGACTCCCCCTTCGATTTTATCAATCAAAAAGGAGGTGGACTTACTTCTGAATCTTCTGACGCAGACTCAGATGATTGAGGAAAGTCGTTCTTAAATTCATAAGACCTGACGACAGTTTTTGTCGTAGTACGAGTATTACCGTCATTATCTTTCCAATCTTCATCTACATTTCTGAGATTCATTAGTAATTCTTTACCAACATAAGCTGAAGCATCATCTGGGTACTTTTTAAACCCGACAGCTTTAGCTAATCTAGTAAACTTTTCAGTTGCAATCCTTCTAACATCTTCGGTTGGGTGCCAAAGACTAAAGTATTCAACATGATCTTTATACTTACCGTTATCTACTTGGAAAGTAATCTTCAAAGTATTATTACCTGATTTAGATTGGTACTTAACACTTTCAATTACCTTACAAGGATAAGTTCCTTCAGGTGCCACACTTGGGCCTATAGGCATTTCATCAATACTATCAATGAAATCTACGTCTGCAAAATCTACCATTATTACCCCGCTTTAGTTAAAGGTTCTTCTTGCGTGGTTTGTTTAACCCCTCCAAATCCTAACTTATCAATAAGCTTTGTAAGATTAGGTTCTTCAAATGGATTTAACTTACCACTTCTATCTTTAGCCACATGACCTTGACCAGTTTCAGTTTGCAACCATCTTCTTTTGATTACATTACCTTCTTCGTCTTGATCTTCAATTATTCTTAAAGATAAAACTTCGTCAAAGAAATATGTAACAGCTTGACCTAATTTAGTACCAACCATTTTTGGTTCATAATTAGGAATGCCGTCAGCAATAGTCCTTTCGCTTTTAGCTAAAAAGACCACATGCATCTTCAAATCTCTGTAAGCTCTCATAACATTGGTCATGCTTTCTTGTACATTACCGTATGCAGCTCTAGGATCTTTGTTTCTTGATTTTTCAAAATTAAGTAAGATTTCACTTATCTCAGATATTGAATCGAGACAAACGGTGTCGTACTTAATCTCACCAGATTCTAAAAGTCTATGAATTTCCATAACTTCAGCAGCTTCTTTAACTTCTAAAGCATCAACATTCTTAGAGTCTTTAATAGAAAGTAAACCAGCTTCAGCAGATATGACTAATGTCTTACCTGGAGCTGTTTCACATATAGTTGTTTTACCTGAACCAGCTTCGCCAAAGATAAGGATTTTAGCTCCTTGATCATCTACTAGCTGACTAGGTGTAACAATTTTATTTTTTATGCTCACTCTTCACCTCTCTGTTTTTAATTAATGAACTTGAATTATTATAGTCTATACTATACTATGTGTAAACATTTATTAAGAGGAGCAAAAAATGAATGAAATTTGGAAAGCTAATTACTACCACCGTCAAAAAAAAATATCAGACCAGGCATTAAAAAATCTAAAAAAATCTGGACTTGAGCCTGAGTTTCAAAACAAGAAAGTGCAACACTATTCACTCAAAGACTTTATTGAGTTTTTAGGTGTAAAAGAAGCAGCAGAAACTTTTGATTGTTCTGAAGCATCAATAAAAGCTTGGAGATATGGATATAGAAATCCGTCTATAAAACAAGCTCATCAAATAATTAAAGCAACAGAGGGTAAGCTAACTTACGAATCTATTTTTGGAAACATACAAGATTTACAGTCTTAGATGTTTCAAATAAATTTATCAGAGGAGGACTCTCCTTATGAATTAGCTATGGCTTATTATGAAGAAGGTCTTAGTGTAATTCCTTTGCAGAGGAAAGATAAAAAGCCCCCAAAAAATTTAGGTTCTTGGGAAGAATATAAAACTAAAAGACCAGAGAGAGAAAAAGTTGAAGAGTGGTTTAAAGATAGAGATGATCTTGTTGTTGCTATTGTTTGCGGTAAGTTTATTGTTGTTGATGCAGATACTCCCGAAGCTATGACTTGGGTAGAAGAAAATTTACCAGTTACTCCATACAAAGTCATTACAGGTAAAGGTATGCACTTTTACTACAACAATCCACAAAACTTTACTACCTTTGCGACTAGAAGAACAAATGAAACCCCAATCGAAAGACTAATTGATATAAGAGGCGAAGGAGGTCTGATTATTGCTCCTTACAATAGACATGCAAACGGTGCCATTTATAAGCCAGTATTTTTAGATGGTTGGAGTGTTTATGATATTGGGGATTTACCAGACTTTACCGAGAAAGAATGGTACAAGATAACAGGTGTATCTAAAGAGTCAGGTGCTAAGGATAAAAATATAACTGTACCTTTCTCTCTTGATGGCGTTAATGAAGGATCAAGGAATGACCAAGCAGCTAGGATTGCAGGTTATATGATTTCTAAAAATGTAAATCTTAATTTTGCAAAATTCTTTTTAAGGTCGTGGAACACTAATAATAATCCGCCACTTACTATAAGAGAAATTGACCAAGTGGTAGATAGTGTGAAATCAACGCATGACAGAAAAAATCAAAAAGCTCCTTTGTTTGTCCAAGCGGTTGATAACATAAAGCCACCAAAAGATTTATATGATCCACCTGGTTTGTTAAAAGACATGTATAACTTCTGTGAAGATATTGCACAAGTCCCACAACCTGAGCTATCTATGGTCGCTGCTTTGTCTTTAGCATCTGTATCTTGTGGCAGAGTATATAGAACCAACATGAATAATTTTTCTAGTTTGTTTTTTATGTGTATTGCAAAATCAGGACAAGGAAAAGAAAACATTAAAACATTTGTAGAAACCATTCTTAATGAATCACAACATTCAAAGTTAATAGTGGGAGACGGTTACACCTCAAGTGGAGCTGTGCATTCAATACTAAGGCAAAGACCAACACAAATAACTATTATGGATGAGTTTGGTAAAAGATTGGAGTCAATAGGAGGACAACAAAACTTTAACAGAGAAGATGGGTTGCAAACTTTAATGGAAGCTTGGGGTAGGTGTCATGGCACTTTAAGACCTGATAACTATTCTTTAATGAATGTTCCAGACCAATACAAAGACCAATTTATGAATCGACTTACACACAAGCCAAACATAACTCTAGTTGGTTTATCGGTGCCTAAAAACTTTTATAAAGCTCTAAATAGCGGAAGAATAGCAGACGGATTTCTTAACAGATTTTTAATTGTAGAATCAAAAGAACCAAGAAGAGTTGCACAACTTAAAAAGTTCAGAGATGCACCATTAAGAATTGTTAATTGGGTTAATTATGTAAGGCGACCTATAAATGATTTTTATGAAGTAGCTATTGACAATGCCGATATTGATTTGGAGCAAGTTGTACTAGACTTTGACCAAGACGCAGAATTAGTGCTGCAGGACTTTGCATCTGAGATTGTTAAAAGGCAAGATATACTTGAGAAAGATAACTTAGAGCCATTACTATCAAGATCTAGAGAAAAAGCCATGCGACTATCCCTTTCAGTTACTCTTGCGGAGAATCCCAAAGCAAAAAAGATTCCAGGGGACATTATGAAATGGTGTGTTGATTTTGTCAGATATTATGACTTGCTGTTTATAGAAGCTTGTAGAGATAGAGTTGCAAGTTCAGCAATAGAATCAAAAATAAAACAAGTGCTATCTTTTATTAGGTCAAGAAATGGGGAGGGTATATCAAAAAGAGAAGTTGATAGACATGAACTGTTTAGAAGTATGAAGTCTTATGAAGTAAAAGAAATAATAGAAAGGCTTATGAATGCTAGAGAAATTCAAGAGGTAGAAGTCAAAGTGGGAGGAAAAGGAAGGCCAACTAAAAGATTAGTTGCCGTAGATCCAAACTTTTTTGAGGAGTAGCTATGAAAACACCAAGCTTAGAAACCAAAGATGATCAGAAACGGGAAGAACGAGTAGCAGGTTTTTTAGAAGGGCTGTGGGGAGTAACTTGCCATAAGTTGCCAACCAATTACAGCTTAGATTATTGGATAGAGTCTAAAAATAATTGTTTTTGGTGCGAAGTTAAATGTCGTTCTTTTCCTGCAACTAAGTATGAAACTTTTATTGTGTCTGCAAATAAACTTAGAAAAGGAGCTTCTTTTGCAAAAGGTACAAATGTCCCTTTTATTATTGTTTGGGCTATGAAAGATAGTGTTTGGTATCATCAATGGAATCCAAAACATGAGTATGACATTAGGATGAATCTTAAAGAAGATCCTAAATTTGAAGAAGATAATGAGCCTTATGTACACTTCCCAAAAGATATATGTAAATGTTTGTCAGATAAGCCATTAGGTTTGGACAGAGAGGAAATAGGGTTTTAGAATATGCTATATGAATATAGAGCAATACTACTTAGAGCTGTCTATTTTTGTTGCTTCAGTTATTTCAGGATTAGCCTTAAAGGATTGGTCAGTAAGTTTTATCAAAGGATTGAACTTTAAAATGAATCCACAATTTAAAGAAGGCGATAAAGTAAAACTTGATGGAGAGGAGGCTGTTGTAATAAAAATCGGCATGACTACTTCTGTCTTTGGCGTAACTGCCAAGGATGGCTATACTTGGAGATATGTGCCAAATCAAAGAATTGATTATTTAAAGTTAGAAAAAATAATTGATAAAGATTTACATGTTGATAGTACAGAGGAGAAAAAAGCTAAATTAGAAAAAATACTGCGAGGTGAAACAGATGATTGACAAATTTTTTAAACCAATAAGTGATTTAATTGGTAAAGCCATACCTGATAAAACTAAGCGTATGGAACTAGAAGCTAGTATCAAATCACAAATGATTGATTTGCAAAAAGCTCAAGCAGAAATTAATTTAGAACAAGCTAAACATCCTAGTATTTTTGTTTCGGGATCTAGGCCTGCAATCCTTTGGATTTGTGCATTGGCTTTGATGTGGCAATACTTTTTAGCACCTTTAATGAATTGGATAGTTGTTATTTCAGGATCATCAATACAACCACCAGTTCTAAATACTGAAGGTCTAATGACTTTAACTTTATCTTTACTTGGTCTTGGTGGTTTAAGAACTGCTGAAAAATGGAAAGGTGTAGCTCGAAATAATATGGTAGAGGGTAATGTTAAAGACGCTTACAAATAAAGAAAGAGAAACTTTTGCAAAAGATTGTTTTAAAATTTTAAGTTTTAATATTCCAAATATAAAGTCCTTAGATAATCTTTACGACCATTACAATAAAAATTATGAAGTCATACACATGTGTAAAGACATATACCCTAATGGCTATGAAAATATGATGGATTTATTTAAAAAAAGAAAAGAACTTCTTAAATTAAACAATAGGTCGTCTAGCTAACCTTTCAGCGAAGTCTATCCTTTCAGGAGAAAGTGCATTATTACTTACTGGTTGAACTTCAGGTAATGGAGTAGAGCTTTGTAGATTTTTTAAACCTCTTTGACTTTCTCTTCTGAATTGTTCTAAGTCGTCTTGAAACCCCTTTAGCTCATCTTCATTCATTTCATCCTGTAAGCGTTCTTTACCAGCTTCAATAGCTTCTCCTGCTGCATCTGCGGTTGCAGTATATCCTCCTGTAATCAACCTTATGCCTTGTTGTCTTGCAGCCCTAATAAAAAATTGAAGAGCTCTGGCTTTTGCACCAGGGTCTTTCCTAGCTAGTATGTTCAAAATAAAAGGACTTGAAAATGCTTGTCTCATCAAAGCCAGACCAGCAACTGTTGGCAACATACCAATAGATAGAGCATTTACCGCAATACCAGCAGCAACTAATGTACCAGCCGATTTTTCAATGACTATGGCATCTAAGGCTCTTTGCAAAGCTCTCATGCCAAGTAAACTTTCTCTTCCAAACATAGCTTCCAAAGTAGTATCTCCGTAGCTATCAAGAGTTCTTCTTAATCTGTCTGGTCTAAATATGTCTGTAATTTTTTCTTTAGAAGGATCAAAAGTATCTTTTAATAATTTCGATAAACTTGCTTGTTGTATTTCTTTGAATGTATTTTCATCTACAGCTTCTTTAACTAAATTAATATTTTCTGCACTATTTGGTTTGAAAACTACATCAGCTATTTCATCTGTACCTGAAACATCTAGCCTTCTTATAATTGCATTTTGGTCAAATGCTATTCTATCTCTTGTATCTGATGCTTTTCTTAGCATAGTGTCAAAAAAAGCTTTAGCATTATTTGCATCTGCTAGTCCAAATTCAGAACCAGCTATTTCATTAACAATTCTTTCTAACTCTAACGGTTGGTTTTTGTAAACAGAAGGAGTAAGCATTTCTAATTGGTCTAGAGCATCAACAACTTGTTTGAAGTTTCCGCCAAAAATTATTTCCATTTTTTTGTCTTGTAACCTATCAAACTGTTTAACTCCTCTAGCAAACTTTCTAAAGTCAAAACTTTCATCTGTTTTGTTGTAAGCTGATTTCCAAGCATCATGTAAAATTTTTCTTTGTAATTGGGTTTTTACATATTGTTCTCCGCCAAATTTATTCATAGCTTTTTGATAAGCTGCCTCATTTAGTTTCCCATCTTTTGTATGTATCTTTTTTAAATACTCTTCATGTTGCCTCAAGCCTTTAAAAAAATCTAAGAATGGTTTAGGGTCTTTACTAGCCGATAAGACAAATTCATCATAAACACTATCTATGTTGTAATTACCCATAGGAGCTTCGCCAATAATTTGTTTTATTTTCAAAGAATCAAAAGGCTCCATTCTTTTTCTAGCTTCATCATTAAGTTCTCCTAACTGTTTAAAGGCATTAGAAAGTTTAGTTCTTGCAGCACGATCTAATCCTTTATCAGCATAAGTAATAACTCCACCTTTTTGTTTGAGTTTTACTAACTGACGAGGATCTTCCATAAGTTGAAACAATCCAAATTTTTCTTCTAAACCATCTGCAACTGGGTTATAAATCTTTTTAGAAATTTCATCAATTAGAGAAGTATTTATACCAACATTTGTACTGTATTGTCTAAGTGCTCTAAGAGTTGATAAATCATTTCTTAGCCTTTGAAAGTTTTCTCCAAACATCAATTGATTTCTTTCTGAAGGATTTCTACCAACAGTTTGAAAATATTCTAAAAAATTATCTGTTTCAAGACCTTCTTTTATTCTTGCAGAACGACTAAATAAATTTTCTCTAAGTCTCATCAAACTATCAGAGGCATAATCATCAACATCTTTAGGTGCTTTCGTAGCTGCTTCTAACGGAGCTCTAGCATATCTGTCGTCTATGAGCCTAACCATATCATCAAGAGTTTCTGCAATATTTTGGTTTATAGCTCTTGCAATACCTTCTGCAATTACAGGATCTTCATCACTAGCTATGTTAAAGAGCATTTCATCAACTTGCTTATACCTATCATTTAATTGCTCTGTAACTCCTTTTCTAACTTCTTGCAAACTTCTTATTAACAAATTACCAATCTCATCACGACCTATTGCTGTAGTAAAATCATCAGCAGAAGTTATTCCCTCTATAAGTTCTTCAACTAATTTATTAACTTCTTTACTGGTTTCTATTTCAGCCGAGTTTAATTTTGCCCTAGCAGCATCTAAAGATTCTTTTATTTGCCCTCTTGTTGCTTCTGTAACAAATTCATCACCAGCAAAGTTCTCTCCATTTATTAATCTGTTTAATCTATCTATTTCCTCTTTTAAATATTCTTTGGTTTTTAAAACTCTTTTATTACCCAAGACTGTTTCTGAAACTGCTTGTAATCTACCAGCAATAACTCTATTAAGTGCAGATTGTGATGGTAAAGCTTTAAACTCATTTAAACCAACTTCTCCATCTCTTACTGCTTTTGCTATTTGTTTATCAGTTGCTTCTTTACCTAGTTTTTCATCTAGCTTCATAATATCTAATATAGATCTGCCTTTGATAGCTTGTTGTTGAAATCTTAAATTATCAAAGGGTGCTTGTTTACCTAATAACAAAGAATAAAATTTGAATACTGCTTCACCTAAACCCTGTCCTACAGCTCCTAATGTAAACTCTGTGCCTAACAAGGAAATTAATTCATCTCTATTTTGTGCTTGTATGCCTTCTTTAACTTCGTAAGCCTCTTCAACTCCTTTACCAATAGCACCCCCAAGTCCAGAGGCAATAACATTACCAGCAACATTACTGTTTCTAAGTAAAGCAGTAGCAGCTTTTGCTAATCTTACTTGCGGTATTAAAGCTAAGACACTACCAAATACAGGCCCTATGGCTCCTGATAAATCTGCAAAGTCATATCTGTTAAATCCAAAGTTAGAAGCTTCGAGAGACTCATCAATAATTGTGTTTTGTTGAATTTTTTGTCCGTTAGTTAGAGTTACTGTTTTTATGTAATCTGCTAACCCCAATCTTTTCATTCCTTCTGGAGTCAATGCAAGTTTATTACTTGAGTCTCTTGTATATTGATTACCAACATGTCTAGCAAGAACCAACTCTTGCTCTTCTGGTTTTGAGGCTTCAGCTAAACCAAGCTCAAACCTTAGTCCCATATCTTTTACGCCAGTATCGTAATCAAAAAAAATATTATCTGCTTGAGGAACTACAGACCTTTCAGCTATTAAAGCTTTTACTTTTTTTCTAGCTTCATCTTCACTTCTAGCTTGAACTTCTAAAGTGTCGTCATCTGTAACTTGAATAACATAAGTATTCATTATTTAAGTTTGCCTAAAAATATTTTGTTCTCTAATACGTCAGTAGTCTTTCCAATTTCAGATACTAAAGAGTCGTAATCTAAATTATATTTTTCAAATTTAGGAGCATAATAAGCTTCAGCTTGTGCTGTATATCGAGGATCTGCTTTAACCATAGCTAAGTTACCTTTTATACTGACTTGGTAAGCTTTACCACTTTCTTTAAAGCCAGCCAAAGATTGACGTAAAAGTTTTTTTAATTCTCCAGTAGAAGCAAAACCACTTCTTAAATCACCAAACACTTTAGTTATAATTTGCCTATCTCTATCTGAAATAGTTCTTCCTGATTCGCCTAAAACAGCTTGTAGGTTTTTTTGTCTTATAGTTTCAATAATAGTCGCAACTTGTACATACGGTGGCAATCTATCAAAATTCTTTTCACCCATTCCTATAAAGTTTCTTGCATCATCCAAATACTTTGAAAACAATCCCCTAGCACCAGTAACTGTTTCTGGGTTTTTTTCAACAATATCTATAGCTTGTTCTAAAAGTTTTACTGCTTGAATATTACCTTCTAAGAAAGGTACTTCTTCTTGTATTTCATTACTTACTTTCAAAAAGTCAGTTGGCTTTAATTCTAATGCTGATTTACCTGTATTTTTAGCTTGTTCTTTTAACAATTCAAAAGCTTGTTCAGAAGATGCTGTTCTTTTAGCTCCTTCTTTCTGAGCAAAAGTCATAGTACCTAAAGGTATTCCCATAAAGTCACCAGTTTGCACTAGCCCTTCTCCTATTTCGGACATTAAATCTCTTAACTTACCATCACCAAAAGCTCTAAGTGCAGCTTGGGAAAAAATAAAATTCCTATCATCTTTTGCATATTTTTCTTGATCTTCTTTTGATACTACGAAATCCGCTTCCCCAGGTGGAGACCTATCTTCAGGAGAAGGTAAAGGATTTTCTTGTCCTTCAGCTATTGCCTCTTCCAATCTTCTTCTTCTTTCTGCTTCTTCTTCTGCAGCAATTTCTTCAGGTGATTTTTCTGTGGTTACACCTTCTTCAGGAATTACAATATCTTCTTCTGGCACACCACTACTGCCATCTAAATCTGTAACTATTTCTGGTGTGGCAATATTTTCTGTATAAGTGGGGTCATATTTTTTTAATGCATCTTGAGTTGCTTCAATAACTTTTTGCAAACCTTCTGCATTAGTTCCTAAATCATAAAATGAAGTACCAAGTCTTTTTTGGTCTTTATAAAATTCATCTCTTTCTTTTCTATCTTCTTCGGTTCCACCATATCCAAATAAATCTTTACCAAAATCTATAACACTTCTTATACCACCACCTAAATTTTCTAAACCAGCCGCAATATTTCCTTCCACAGTTTGAGGTGCGTATTGTGTACCTAATCTTTTTTTAATAGCTTCAATAGTTTGTAAATCACTATCTATCAGCATAGGCTCTCTAGCTTGTGCACCTTCTCCAGAACGTGCAAAAAATCTAGCAATTGCATTTATTATATTTTCACCCATAGGAACTTCTTTGTTTGCTTGAGTAGATAGTCTATTGATTAATCTATCTGAAATTTCACCATTATTTATTTGTGCAATTAAATCCGTACCATCAACAATACGCCCATCAGAAAGTGCAAAATCATTTGGCCCTAAAGTAGCTCCTTCATTTATATTACCTAAATCAGTTGGGTCTATTTGTTTTGGAAGTTCGTTAAAATTAATATCGGGGACTATTGGAATATTTTCAGGAACTAAAGTTTCTATACCTGAAGAGCCATCACCTGTTTCAGGCTGTACTCCAATTTCTTCTGGTCTTACAACTGGAGGGTCTATTCGTGGGCTTATAACAGTAACATCAGGACTTTGATATGAAGCCTGTCGGAACATTTCTCTATCAAAAACACTCATTAGAAATATTGCTGTCTTGGTGTAGGATTATAAATTGCTGTTGGAGAACCATAAGTAGTTGTTAATCCTGAAGGCTTATAAGCTGGTTCGGTGCTCAAAGCTGCATTAATAACCTCTGGTTTGTTAGGATCTTCGTAAACACTTGGGGGTGGCTGTACACCAGCATTTTGATTAGATTGATTTGTTTGTTGTACAGGTACAGGTTGTGTGTATACTGGGTACGGTCTTGCCAAATAAGGATTTAGAGATTGTTGCATATTTGGCATCATGTTAGAAAAAGTATTTAAAAATGCACCAACACCAACTGCTTTTGGATTAGGAGCTCTGCCATAAGTTGTTTCTAACTGGGCTGATACTGGCTGGTACCTAGGCATTATTTGACTTAATGTTGCGGCAGTAGCTAAAGGATCATTTCTTTCTAATAATTGTCTGTTGAATTGTGATTGGAACCTTCTGTCTTGCAAGTCTCTTGGAGTTCTACCAAGAGATAGTAAGTTAGCTATTCCTGTCATGCCTAAAGATTGTGTTTGAGAACCTAAGTCAGATAAGTCTCTAGCTAAAGTTCTTCTGTCTGTTATTTCTCTATTTACTCTATCTAAAGAATCTCTATAACCAGCAGCTCGTAATCCAGCTAATTCTTTAGTCAAACCTCTGCTAAATTCTTCCATTCTGTCTTGAGAACCTAATCTAGCTCTTGAGCCAAAAGCAGACTCTCCGCCAGTTTGTATATCTTTAAACCTTCTACGGTTCTCAGACATGTCAAAAGCTCTTACAGCGTCTTGTGTAGCTTGGTCAATGACGGCTTGTTGATAAGGGTTTTCATATTTTTGAAATGCCATAGGGTCTTGTAAATCCCTAATTCTGCTTAATTGTTCTTCGCCACCAGTTAAAAATCTTTCGTAATCGCCTATGCCACCTCTTAATCTAGAAAGTCCAAGCTGTTCTAACTCTCCTAAACCAGCTATTTGTTGTTCAGGAACAGCAGTAGCAAACCTTTTTTTAGCTATTTGTTGAAGTTGATTTATAAAGCCAGGAGTTGTGCCTGTACCAAAAAACAAACTTCTAAGATAAGGATCACCTGTAGTATCAGTTACTCTTTGACCAGATGTTATAATTTGTTCAGCCATTATGCGTTTGCCTCATTATACTTTTCAAAAGTTTTCATTAAATTCATCATATTTCTTGCACCTTTTTTTCTATCAGGGTTTCCACTTGGAGTTAAAGATACAACGCCTTTGCTTTTACTAATTTTATAACCGCCCACTCCTTTGTTAGCAGAAGCAGTCATAACAAACTCACCATCAGATAACATAGCTGGTATATCGTCTGAAGTTCCAGTTCCAGGGCCTTCAGATTCTCCGCCATCTCTCATATCTAAAACTTCTCCGCCTTCAGCATAACCTATCATTTCTTTTTCTTTTTCCATTCTATAACCTTGTCTTACTCTATCTACAAATTCTTGAATAGGTTCAATTCCATCATTAAAAAGTTCTTGAGCTTCTGTCATAACTTTTCCAAAATCTTGTTGAGCTCTAGCTGCAAGAGCACCAATTTGCTCAGGATTTTGAGTTATTTGATATATGTCATACAAAGAAGAACCTACATCTTTAGCAACATCTTCAACAGGCGTATTTAAAAATTTTGCTGTACGGTTAAATGAAGGCAAAGCCCTTCTAAATTTAAATAAAGGGTTATTTTGTAAATCTCTAACTGGCCCACCTTCAGAATACCCTCTAAATCCTAAATCAAACCCACCCTGACCATATACAGGAGCTGGTCTCAATTCAGGTCTTATGTTTTCTCTAATATCTACTAAAGGATTTTTTTCTACATCTCTAGCTGCATAATAACTTGTTAATCCAGCCAAGCCTCCCATTCCCCCTGCTAATCCAAACTGAGCTCTGTTGATTCTGTCTTGTTCTTCTAATAATTCTTCTCTTGTCATACCACTAGGATTAGCTGATACTAAACTTGCTGGTTGAGATGCATACATCATCATAGGGTTTCCATAACTAGCATATTGCAACATAGGATTAACACTATCTTGACCTTTAGAACTTGCTTTGCGTTCTAAGTATTGTCCAGCTAATTTAACCAATGGATTGCTAGATTGCCCCATTCTTTGTGTAGCAAAAGAAACTAGAGGATTTGATGAGCCACCTAAAGAACTACTAGCCATTTGTAATAATGGATTGTTAGATCCTGCTCCCAAAGATGTTATGCCTCCTGACCCACCAGATTTCAAAGCGGCAAAACTTGATTTCATATCTTTTAAACCGCCAAAAATATTTTTTAAGCCACCGCCTTTTATTTTTGTAAAAGCATCTTTTATTTTTGTAAATGGGTTACTGCCAAAAGAAGTTGCTTTAAAATAGTTTGCTGGAGTGATTTTTGTTCCTGCAGCTACAACTGGGGACATGCCAGGTTTTAATCCACCTGCCGCACCGCCTGCTGCTCCCATAGCAGCACCCATTAAAGCACCTTTTATGCCTCCCCCACTAGCGACTCCTCCTAGAGCCCCTCTTATAGCCATAGCAGCTAAAGGCCCTACGCCTGGAATCGGTATAAAGTTCATAGCTATAGGTGCTAATTTTCTAAATGCTTTACTTTTAACTACTTTTTTAACCAAGCCTACTTGAGCTTTGACTAATTTTTTAACTGGCTTAATTATTTTTTTTACAAGTTTCTTTAAAAAGAACTCTGGCAATCCAGAATTGGGGTTGATACCCATAGAACTGCCTACAATATAATTAGCAGGGTTTATACCCTGATTTAACATATCTCTGAATATTTGTCTTTTTGTAGCTAAAGAAATAGATAATGGTGGGATTACCATTTCCCCATCAGCAACGTGTGCTATTCTGTTATCTTCGTATCTTCCTAAACTTGCAAGACCAGTCATTTGTTCATTCATCTTGTTATTTTATTATAAGCAATAGTGGGGCTACAACTCTATTTTAATACCACCACTAAGTTTTACGTCTATTTTCAACGTACCTACTGAGCCAAGCAGTTCAAAACCAGCACTTTTTATGGTTGGTTCTGTTAACTGAACAAATCTGTTGCCTAAATAAGCTTGTAAAGAGCCAACAGTTGTATTCCATATTACATCACCTTCTTGAAAATCTAAAGTATTTAATTCAGTTTGTGTGAAGTGTGGTGTCCTATCAGGATCAAAGCTACCTACATTTAATTCAAGTATTCTTACTAATCTATTATAAAGTTGTGGAGAAACTTCTGTTGAAGCAAAAGGCAAAGCTGTTTTTAATAATCTGGACATTATCTTCTGCCATCAGGCTGTATGTCTAATCTAGTATCTCCTAATCGCCAACCAACTCCATCATTTCCTGAATCACCATCATTAGATTTTATTTTAAAAACCACTTGCCTTCCTCTACCTCTTATATGAGATTGTTTTGTAGTTGGACTGATAGTTGAAGTTGCTACAGAAGAAAGACTGTCGCCAGGAAAGTTTCTAACCTTAGTTTCTATATTTACATTAGTTGAACTATCGCTTGTAAGAAACTTGACATCAGGTACTAGCCTTTTTAAAAAAGAAAAGTTTTCTCCATCTTGTATATCTAAATCACCAGACTCAATAAATACATTTTGCATTTCACTACCATCATCATTAAACCCAACTTCGTGCTGATATAAGTAATTATTGGCAGTAGCTTGTGGATAAGATACAACTCCTGTATCTAACCAACATGTTCTAGTAAGTTGTCCATAATACCAAACTGCTTCTTGGTAGTTGTAAATAACATACCTATCGTTTTCTTGAGAGGAGCTACTAGGATAGAACCAACCTATTTCAGAATGTTGTTTATTAGTAAAAGCAAAAGTCTTGTATGCTTGTGCTGTATTAAAATCTGAAAAAACATAATTTTTTACGGTACAAGGTAATTCGCTAACTGCTCCTTTATAAACATAAAAAGCATCTTTACCCATAAAATAAACACCCTCTGGGCCATTTACACAAGCGTTAGGGCCTATTAATCCAGCAGCTTCATCAATTAGATTAATAGCAAAAACCAAAGGCGGCCCTATATTTGTCATACTGTAAATTGAAGTATCAGTAAAAATAACAACTTCTTGTCTAGCTTTTATTCCACCAACAATCTGAGAACCTGACGAAAGTCTTACACTACCTGCGGTATTTGTTGTTCTTGGCTCAAAATCTAACAAATCTTCTGAAGAAGAAAAGGCAACTAACATAGGAT